TCCTTCGAGGAAAAGCGCCCCATTGCTGGCTGGCTCAAGCGCAATTTCGCGGCGACTCGAGATGCCGAGCTTGAGAAGGCGGAGTGGAATTTCGCGTTGCGTCGCGCTGCATTGCCGGCCGCTTCGGACAGACCGGCATTTGGGTGGAACAACGCCTTTGTCCTTCCTTCCGACTGCATTCGGCTCATTCCACTGACAGAATGCGGGACATCAGAGGGCCGTCCCATTCCGCATGAGGTAGAGGACGGCCGAATCCTGACCAATGCAGCCGGCCCGCTGAAAATCAGGTACGTCTACCGCAATACGGATTATGCTCACTATCCGGCGACTTTCCAGATGGCTCTTGCCGCTCGTCTGGCCATGGGAATGGCGCATTGGCTGACCGGTAAGAGCAACTTTGCGCAGATCGCATCGAATGCCTATCAGCAGGCCAAGAACGACGCCTGGCTAAGTGACGCTGTGCAGGGGACGGTTCCGCGCGCTGCCGACAATGAGTGGGTGGATGCACGATGAGCGCAATCTATCCGCTACAGTCAACGTTCAATCGCGGCGAGATTAGCCCGCTACTGGCCTCCCGTGTCGATGTGGACTTCTGGCGGCAGTCTCTCGCCCACTGCACGAACTTTCAGGTTCTCACGCATGGAGGCCTGCGGCGGCGCTCGGGATCGCGGTTCATCGCGCAGTTGAAAAACTCCGCCCAGTTCGCGCGCCTTTTCCCTTTCAAGTTCTCCGAAACGCAGGCCTATGTGCTGGTCTTGAACGGTGGCGCAATTCAGTTCTGCGCTCTGCGCGGCATATTGGGAGCCCCATATGAAGTTGGGCACCCTTGGATCTCTGCCGATCTGGCCAGATTGAGCTACACGCAGTTCAATGATGTGGCGTATTTCGCCCACAAGGCTTACCCGCCCCGCAAATTGTCGCGCAAGGCCGATCTCAACTGGACTATCGAGAATGTCGTGTTCAACGATGGCCCCTTCCTCTCTCCCGGCGCGGAAGGAACGGGCGGCACGACGCTCACGCCGTCTGGTCGCGGTGCGATTTCTGCCATCATGACGAGCAACACCACGCCGAGCGGCGTGGTCGCCTCAGATGACGCATCCGCCAACGCCTATCGCGCCTTTGACGGCAAGGCTGACACATTTTACCAGAAATCCGGTACATTTGGCTCTCTGACATATACCCCCGCCTCCGCCGTCATAGCTGATGCTTATTGGATCATCGGTTATTCGAACATAGGCAACACTCCTTCGAACTGGACGTTTCAGGGCTACAACGGAACGGATTGGATTGTCCTCGACAGTCGCCAGGGAGAAACTGGTTGGCGTCGCGGCGATCGCCGCTTCTATGAATTCAAGAACGACACCGCTTATCAGGCGTACCGGATCGTGTGGGAGGGGGTCGAGAACACTGGAGATGATCCAGGCTCGGTCATTGGTGAAATAGGAATTCACCGGAAGGCTGAGGACCAGACGCCGTTCAGTCTCACGGCAAGCTCCATTGCCGGCATCAATGGCGGGGCCGGGTTCAAGGCGTCCGACATCGGACGGGCAATCCGGCTGCGCGGCAGCGATGGACGGTGGAGATGGGCAAAGATCGCCGGCTATAGCTCCCCCACTTCCGTGACCATTCGCCTGTACCAGCACGCTATTCCCGATCTTGGGCCGATAGCCGACTGGCAAATAGGTGCGCTTTCGGATGAGAGCGGCTGGCCCGGAAGCGTTTCGCTCTATGACGAACGTCTTGTATGGGCACGAACCAACGCCGAGCCGGTGAGCGTCTTTGGTTCTAAACAAGGTATATTCGATGACTACGGGGTGAGCGAGCCAGTCCTTCCGACCGATGGGCTGAAGATCACGCTCCTTTCATCGAACATGAATGAACTCCTTTGGCTGGCCGACGACGAAGACCTGATTACGGGGTCGGCAAGCCAAATCCGTTCGGTTGGGCCGGCCGATACGACGCAATCGTTTTCGGCGACGAATCTCACGCAGCGGAAGGGGCCGACGAGCGGCGCAAGCTATCACCAGCCGCTCTCGATCGGTGGAACCGTGCTCTATGTCGGCGCTGGCGCAACGAAAATAAGGGAATTGGTCTACGGCGACCAGAATCGCTATGTGGCGCCGGAACTGACAATCCTTGGAGAGCACCTGTTCAAGTCAGGCATCAAGGATTGGGCCTTCGCGGAAAAGCCAGATCCGACAATCTGGGTTACCACGGGCAATGGGCTTCTGATCTCCATCACATACGACCGGGATCAGAAGGTTCTAGGTTTCGCGCGGCATGACCTCGGGGGAGCCGTTGAAAATGTCGCCGTCATCCCCGGAACGGCCGGCATCGATGATGTCTATATTGTTGTCAGACGTACGATTAATGGCTCGGTCGTTCGATATATCGAAGTCCTTGAACGGCCGTTCGACAACGATATCGATGCGATCGAAGATGCGTTTTTCGTGGATTGCGGCCTGAGCTATTCCGGCCCCGAGGTTCAGACCATATCAGGGCTTGGTCATCTTGAGGGATGCGCCGTCGCCGTGTTGGCTGACGGCGGTGTCGTTCCAGACCTCTCGGTAAGCGGTGGGTCCATCACCCTTCCTTACAAGGCTTCGAAAATCCATGTCGGCCTGCCATTCACAAGCAGGGCGGAAACCCTGCCATATGCCGGCCCGGGGCAGGATGGAACGCTGTTTGGCCGCAGGCGCACTGTGACCGGCGCTAGCGTTGACGTGCTTGCAACAGGCGCGCTCAAGGTTGGCATGCTCGGTTCACGGGACTGGTCTCCGCCGTTAACGGAGCAGTTCATGAAGCAGGGTGATGCGCTTTTCGGCCTGCCAATCGATCTCCAAACTGGCTTCACTCCCTGCGAAATCGAAGGCTCATGGGCCGAAGGGCGGGGGCAGATTGTCATGGAAACGAGCGAGCCGCTGCCAGCTTTGATCCGCGCGCTTGCGCTACAGGTGGAAGGAGAGCCCTAATGTGTCTCCCGGTTCTGGGCGCAGCTCTATCTATCGTTGGAACAGCAGCATCCGCCTATGGCACGTATGCGTCCGGTCAGGCTCAGGCGCAATCCTATCGCAATCAGGCCGCTTACGCCGAACGCAACGCGCTCATGGAAAATCAGAAGGGTGCCTACGATCTCACCAGGCAGTCGCAGGCAAACGACCGCCAACTTGCCGCGATGCGGGGGCAGTATCTTTCATCAGGTATAGCGCTCGATGGCTCTGCCGTTGACGTGTTGAGCGACAGTGCCACTCAGGCAAGTCTTGATGAGCAGGCCATCAAATACGGCACGAAGGTTCGTTCGGACAATTCGATGTTTGAAGCGAAGCTTGCTCGGGCCAACGCGAAAAGTGCCTCCGCTGGCGGCATGCTCGGGGCTCTCGGAACGATGGTTGGCGGTCTTGCACAAACGGCGAACACCCTTCAGCAGCGTACCATGATCTCCAACCCATATCAGTCTTACGACCCCTGGGCGGGCTTCAGATAATGGCAATCATCCGTCAGATCACAGCGCAGCGCGACCTTGACATAGGGGGCGCTCCGAATACCCGCGTGGATGACAGTGTTGGTCAAGGGTTGCGCGCGGCCGGCGGCTCGATAGCCAATGCGGGCCAGGTCATGCAGGAAATGGCGATGCGCCGTGATCGCATGGCCATGGAAATGCAGGAGTTTGCGACGGACCAGGCATTCCGGCGTTTCAATGATGACAACGCCCTTGAGTTCTCCAAGGCACAACTCGACATAGCGCCCTCTGGCGAAGGGTTCACCGAAAACGTATCATCTACCTTCAACCAGCGCGCCGATGCGTTCTTGAAGACGGTGCCGGAAGCTTTGAAGCCGAAGTTTGCCGAACTGGTGCGTACCTCGCGCGAACAGTGGATAAACAAGGCCGCCGCTGGCGAAATCGACCAGCGCAACACCTGGTATCGTGACGGCATCACAAAGGCTCAGGAGAAGCTTCAGGGAGACGTTTTCAATGACCCGGCGAGCTTCGATGCCGCCAGACAAGACGGATATCGGGCCATTGACGCGTCCGGGCTTCCGCCAGCGGAGAAACAGAAACTCCGCGAGAATTGGGATGAGACGCTGAAGGACACGCTTGGCAAGAGGGATGCGCGCGATGCTGAGGCCGAC